CTACAGATAATGCGCGATAATTTTCTTTTTGTTCATCATTCCATCATTATACATCATTGCAACTCCAGCAGCAACTGCCGTCCCTATTAACATTCCTTTAACAAATTTCATAATTTATCCTCCTTATTATTCTTGCTTACGCCCCGGTGCTTTCGTCCATCGTGATAGGAGTGGACGGAGCAATGGTGATAGTCATGTCAACGACCTCATTTACGCCGCCACCAACCGGGAATACAGACAACTGACCGTTGAACTTGAACTTACCGTCAGAACCAGTAGGAGTAACGGTATCGCCAGCTTCCGTGCCGCCGAACCAAACAGCGTACTCCTTGTCCTCGCCCTCAAGAGCTTTCAGCTTCTTATACTCGGCAAGAGTATAGTTAGAAGTGAACTCAAGAGCGTCAAGGCTCTGAATACCGGGAATGTAGGTCTGCATTTTATCAGACAGCGTAGTGGTTTCCAACATTTCGGGCGTACCACCCAAATCCGGGAACTCTTTAATATCGACTACCTTTTCCCATGCGGAAGCGTTTTTCTGCATAAGGAAAATCTTGTATGTGCTAATAGCCATGATTCTTTACCTCCTGTAAATGACTTTATTTTTTGAAACGATTGCTCGGTAACGAGCCACAATACGATAAATCGTAGCGTCCTCCTCGTTTGGTACAGGATTCAGAAGTGTTCTCGTAAATCCGAGAGCTTCCATCTTACTGTCAATCAAGGCGGCTATCGCCTTACACTCGGCTTTCTTGCCACTCTTTTTGTTAGAGTAGACATTCACCTCGTAAAGCACCTGTACGTGATTTTCGATACACTCTGTAGTTCGAGTATTTCGATAAATCTGATTGTCTACTTCAATAAGAGACACGCAAGGGAAAGAAGGAGGGGATTTAACGTATTCGCCAGTCATATAGACTTTTGGATATTTCTCACGCACCGATGTAGATACGGTATCGAAAATCTCTGTCTCAACATCAATCACCCGAACACCTCCTTTGCGATTTGAGAAATCTCATTACAAACGGTAGTTACTGCACGAGCCATAGGCATACGAGCTGGTGTACCACGAGTGAGCTTCAATTCTCCATCTTCGTAGAAACCCAATGTCTCCCGTTTACCATTGCCTTTGCCAAAACCGCCGATTGTCATACCCAGTTCCGCACCGTGAGGGTGAGGGGAACTTCCGGGAGAGCCATTGTGATAAACACCAGCACCGAACTCAACCCATACAGCGTCTTCGCCGCTTGCGACAACAACCGTTACATTCCCTCGGTTATCCACCGAAACGTCAACGTGTGCGTATCGCTGTCCTCCCCGAACTAAATCACCGACCACAGCCCCGGTAAAATCCCTCTTTGCTTCATCAGCCAGCCGCTCGGCTACTTTCTCCCGAAGAAGGTCTACCTTTTTCAGAAATTCTTGCTTGTAATCAGCAAGCTCTTTAATTGCTTTGTCGATACCCTGTTCCGACAGCTCAATCGTGATTACTCTCTTACCCACTGACATTCACCTTGCTTATCGCAATCGACACGCTGTTCAAGCTCCGAGCCACCTTTTTAACGATGTAATCATGCGGCGTAATAACCTCATTTTCCTCATTGATAGCCAAAGCTCCGTCTTCATCGACCTGTGGAACTGTGTCAACCCAAAGTACGGTGTATTCGTCAATAGGAGGAGCGTCATTATCCATTACGATAACCTTATCGTAGGATTCACTCTCGCCAAACTGTCGTGTGGTGGTTTCACCCTTCGCCGCCGATATGTTAGCGGTGAACTCAACCGGGTTTTCGTGAATAACATCGTATTCGCCAGTAGCATTTCCGTAATCATCGGTCTTCGGAATCCGCTCTCTGTATAGTGCATAATGGAATTTGCTCTTGTTTCTCAACATTGTTCTCATTTAATCACCCCACAGTGCGGAGTAACTACTTTGAGCATGGACGCTGGAACATCGGCATTTTCGTAAGAGCGAGAGATACCGTTCTCTGAATGAGAGGTCTGACCCTCTGCTCCTCGCTTGTTCAGCATATATGCGGCAATCTCGCATTGGAGAGTGTCATACTGAACAGGAACTTCTGTCACGCTCGGTTCATACGG